ACTTTGAGTGAAGTGATGTCGATATTATGCGCGCTATCGCTAATCCCATCACCCAGATCAGAGAAATATCCCTGGCCTCCTATCGCCGTTCTAAAGTATCCATCATCTGAGCTATAGACCCATCCAGAAGCGAGAGGTAGGGCTACATTATAGGAATCAGATGGACTCATAAATAGAATCTTAACTTCGTAGTCTCCGTATCCCGAAATATCCGGGTTAACAGAGTATAACAGCATGTCATCGAAAGATGTTCCAAGAGTTTTATTAGGGAAGAATGCAGACATAGCCCCAGACAAGGTCATCGCCCAACCCGTTAAAGAGTGTGATTCCCATGCCGGGCCGGTTGAAACTACCCATCCTCCGCCGATTGGGCGAATTGCGTTGTTAAATACAATTGCTTCTTGGTATGCCGTCGGTCCCCAGGGGGCATTTGCGTGTTGAGCCCAGTCGGTTCCGTCAAATGACCAAACCTCAGATGAACCGATAAGACCAGAGGAATCAATCTTATTAACTCCGCCTATTACCCATAGCCTGTCTCTGTATACGACAGTAGCGAATCCAACCGACATGTCAAATGGTAATGTTCCCCAGCTTGTCCAGCTAATGCCGTCGTCTGAGTACCACATATCATGGAGAGGAGCGCTGACACTTGCCATAGGATCTGCGGTATATGGGGCAAACGGAATAGCACTTTGATTTCCTGCGATAACCCATATCTTGTTCTGGAATGCAGTTATCCCACCCTGGACACGTGGACCCCATGGGCAAACGGATGCCGTCCAGTTTGTCCCATCTGTTGTCCTCCAAACGGCCGACTGGTTACAGCCTCCTAGATCAAACAGTGTTTCGTTGGGTTCTCCTGGATGAAGAACAACCATACTGTTATAGGCAAGACCTGCATCAAAATATCCCTGGGGGCCATAGCCGACTGAGTTATCTTCGTTAATCCCCGCCCAGGTTCTCGACCACCTGCTACCATCTAGAGTTCTCCAGAGACCCGCCCAGGTCCTGGCATAAGTATACCCCTTGAAACTGGCCGTTTGCTGATTGCTTCCATAGCGTTTCATCATGACTAGAGGGTGGCCATCATTAATATTAAATGGGGTTGCAGAGGAAGCAGAATCTATATAGACCGGAAGTTCTGATATCCAGTTAGTCCCGTCTAAGGTTGAAGCCCTTCGGATATAGAGACTTGTTCTATCTGCTGCATTGACGATTTGTTCAACGGCCCAAAGTTTAGGAGTAGTTCCTGCCTTTGTTACATAGTAACCGACTTCATCTCCCCAGTAGAAGTCTACGATGGGGGCCGGGCGAGGAATCGAATATGAATCCCAGTCTGTGGCATGGAAATCAAAAGCCCAATTTATACCTATCCCAGACGGATTAGCATAGAAATCACTAGGCCCCGAGATATATCCTGAAGCACTTATAACGTCAAGATCAATGGGGCTAGAATATGTTGCAATGGCCGTTCCATCAAACTGAGTTAAAACGGGAGTTCCATTTGGAGAAACTGTTCCTTCGTTTCCTGCTGCTAAGCGGAAATATATCTCTGCTCCTATGACAGGAAGACCATCTTCGTCTAGTAGTGTTCCCAAAAGTAGGGACTGGGAACCCCCAATCGGGAGGGTATTCGGGATTGCTTCTAACGAGAAGCTGTCATCATTTAGGACTTGCTTTTTATCGCTGATCCAAATGAATCCGTCATAACCCATTCCATGTAGGGGGTTGAAGTCCCACGGAAGTCTATGCCACTCTGATGCTGGAGTGCCTTCATATCTGATCGTAAGGCCTGAGTGGTCATGATTAATGGTAACAAGACCGCTCGTGTCAACGGTAAACTCAAATTGAGGGCTTGTGTCTAGGTCTGCAACATGTAGCCACTCAACTCCGGACGGAGCGACTACTCCATCTTGATCATAGAGAAAGTATGGGCTACTGAATGTTGGGTTTAGAAGCTGATATGAAACTTCACCAGAAGGAATTGTTTCGACTATCTCAGTAGAAAATAGATAATCTCTATCGTCGTGAATATAGAAATTACCAGTGTGGATATCAGGTGACCATATATCCCCTGAGACAGGAACGATTCTAACAAGCAAGTCTTGAGAGTTGGGGTCAGAGACTCCGGACTGATAATAGATCCTGTCCACTCCCGAAGTCACTGAAGAGTAGAAGTCAGGAACTACATTTGTATTATTCGCGCCACCGTCAAATGGAGCTAAGTCCCAAATGAATGCAGAGGGGTCAGTTTCCCCAGAACCCCACAGAATGGGGAACGTTTCTAGTATCTCTCGAGTATAATCTACAAATCTTTCTGAGGCGATATTAGAACTTGGATCTACAACCGAACTATAGAAGGTCGGATCAAACAAAGGATTAATTTTAGCTATACCCGAAACAGTAGATGGATACTCTCCAGAAACATATATAGGATATCCGTCGTAGAACTCTCCATCATCGAATAGATTAGTTGGATATCCACTCTGGGGAAGCCATCCATAATAGTCGAGGGATGTTTCTCTGCTGACTCCGTTAATTAAACCTTGGATAGTTGAATTAGAACGGAATTTAAACACCGTAAGAAGACGGTCTTTATAATCTTGGTTGGATTCCCCGATAAGGCGAGGAGTATCAAATCTTAGTCCATATTCATCAAAATAGTTCCATACAGCTAGTGGCTCTCCAGAATATGCAACACCATCGATTATGGTTGTAGTATATCCCTCATTTGTATAGAAGTATTTTTTATCATAGTCGAAGATGCCATAGTCGAAGTCAAGCTTGAACTTAACGACATCAACTAGGGACTGAGTATAGAAGTATCGATGATCGATATCTGTCGCTAACCCCGATATAAGCGGGTCGGCATAGACGACTTCATCAAACAGAGGGAGGACTCTAACATATTCGGTGTTCCCACTCCAGTCGGCTTCTGTGTTTTCTTTTATAGGAATTCGGACATCGTAGACTCTAAAGGTTTCGCCAATTAGAGTGACGAGATAGTCTCCGTTTAGGCAGTAACCTTGAATTAGACCTGATACTAGGGAGCCAGCAGAATCTAAAAGACTGACCTTACTAATGGGTTCGAAGTTCTGCGGTTGCGCATATGGGAGCTCCATGTCTCCGATTACGAAGAACTTCTCCATCTTGACTTCATCCGCCTCTTGGTATAGACGAATATAGGATGTCTTTTCTTCCTTCCACATATCTACATGCGGGAGATCGTAGGGAATATTTTCATCTACAGCGTTAAATGAAACTCCACTTGGGAGCCCGGCAGCTTGAACCCCTATCGCTGTTATCCGTGTTGGGGGGACAAGATAGGTCATCTGGTCTAAATCTTCTACGATAGAGATAGGATTGGCGTCTCCAGTCGCAGTATGAACAACGTCTTCACTTAGTTCAATCTTTCTTGGAAGGCGAACACGTTGAATTTCACTTACTACGTTAATGTCGCAAGTGCTTAAGGCCATAACTCCAGAGGCAGTAGCATAGCTTCGTTGAACAATATCAAACTCGCGACCAATAGGCGCAAGTAACTGTTGCCCGACTGAACTTCGCTCAATCCGGAGTTTAGTCCAGCTTGGGTAATAGTTCGCCAGAGATTGTGTATTGAATGAATAGTACTTGTCAACTACGCCGGAGGCATGGTCCATTGTTAGTTATACTCGATAACGATTGGGGTAAAGTCTATGTCGTGTTCATATCCCTGCATATTCTGCTCTACAAGATGCTTGTCATCAAAGAAGGCAGTATAGTTATAAGAGAGAGGCTCGCGGACCCTGTTTGTTATAAGAACCCCATCAACGATATCTGCAGTTGTTGGAGACCATATATAAACGGCCAGCTTATCTGCTGAGGTGTCTTCGTCTTCGACATCAAGAATTTCATTAGACACATCCATGATTCTTTGAATTAGTTCATTTCGTACAAAGCCTTCTCCCATTGGGATATTATTAACATAGTCGTATATTGCATCCTCAACTTGCTCAACTATAGCAGGCTTATCTAGCTCTGTGGTTGTTGGTCGGAATAGAATCTTTGCGTATGCCTCTATCCCGATATATCTTGGAGATCTTACTGTGCAGAACTCTCCTGCCGCGGTAACAGAGGAGACAGAGTTGAAGACGTTCTGGAGTATTGCTTCAGAAATGATGGGAGTAGAGCCGACTACGATAAGTCCATATGTCCCGATCCCGTGCATATAAGGTATCGGTAGAACATCAGAGACCCCAGCAACAGATAGGGCTGCAAGACGGATAGAGGTTATGTTAGCAGCTTCTGCCGCTGTTACTGCCTTAGATAGAATGTATCTATATTCTTCGTCTGTCTGAACATCGCTTCCGTTATCGATTGCCTCTATGTTGGTTGTTAATAGGCCGGGGACATCGAGTCCATGGGCCACCAAGATATTGGGTCCCACATTAGAATCAGAGCCCGGGACAATCGCTTCGACTGATCCGATAGCGCTTACATCTCCATTGTTAAATGCTATATCAGAAGCTACGCGATATTGAATGATTCCATCTTCTGATTGGACTAGCGTTCCGGTTGGGATTGGGTTAGTAATGCCGGGTAGAAGATCGAGAGATCTGGATGAACAATAGAATTTCTGAACATTAGCCCGAGTTCCTAAAACAGATCCACCGCGGGGGACGTTAAGAAGAACCCCCATAAGATCCAGGCCATCGCCTGTTGCTGAACTTAGATATGACTGAGCGAGAGTAGAGTTTAATAGTTCGTTATTTTGAGAGAGCTTGGCATTAACAGCCCGGAGAATAGATTGGGTCAAGGTTCCGGCCGAGACCCTAGTTAGAGCGGAGTTAGCTCTAAGCATTGCCAGTGTTTCTAGGTTCATCAAGTCTACTGGCTTATTGACGATGGACATATTAAGACTCCTCTACCTGCAGGCCTTTTGTATAGTTGAAATCGAATACCATTTGTGTGGCTTCTATCCCTACATCATTCTGAAGGGTAAGATAAGCGACGATGGTATCGATAGCGATTGGGATGACTCGAAGATCTATATCTTCCTTGGAAAAATACCCGTTCTGGGTCAAGGCTCTCAGTATCTCTGCTCTAACTAAACTTGCATTTTGCCGCGTGTTTGGTTCACCGATAAAGGTATACAACCGGGATCCTATGGAGGGAAACGCTTCAAAATCGCCAAGGATTGTATATGTATTTAGAATTATATCCTGGCGTGTAGTTTGGTCAATAGAGGCTAGGGCCAAATCTCCACCGGAAGAAACCACTAGATCCCCATCATCCGACATCTGGATGTCTTGTCGGGTGTACGAAGCCATGATATTCTCCTCTTAGATTATAACGAGTATTAGACTGATTTTATCTGATTCATGTACTTAGTTATATTCCCTAGAAGTTTGGTTCCCGGGGGAGACCAGATTAGGGTGGGAATTGGCGTTACCGCCGTAGAAGGTATCTGGAACATAAGCATTGGGTTCAAGTGCCAGGCTCCCATTACCCTGACATCCTGTATTTGTGAGGTTATATTAACTTTACCAGCTATAGAAACGCCATTTTGAGCACTAACTTCAACGCCATTGTTATGGTCGGCTACTAGTCTTACCTCATCTTCGCCAATATAAACGTGCGCACCCGGATCATCAATTAGGAGAGTCGGGTCATCTGTTGTGACCTTATTATCTCCAATGAACTCTCTTGGGACAGGCCGGGGTGGCTTAACTGTTATAGACTGACCCTGAGGATGTTTCCGAAGGTTAATTCCTGCAGTTAGAGACTTAGCCTCTTTTACAATTTTACCATCAACAGGAGTGGATTTCTTTGTTCCTGATGATCCAAAAATAGCCGAAGAGATTCCATATTCTATATTCGGGACCGGGGTTGCCTTGGGTATCAGCTCTACACAAATTGGACTCTTGGGATCACCATGAAGTAACCCAATATATGAGCCAGCGTTAATGGGATAATGGAGTCCAGGAGTTGGCTTAAGCCGAGCCTCAAACGTTTCATTGCCCTTTGTCGCTCCGGCCTGCATGCGACAAATAGCTCTCGTCTGATCGGGACTTATACTGTCAATATATACGGTCGTCCCTCTAAAGGAACGTTCCATCTCCGTGCGAGCGATATCTTGAGTTGCTTTAAGCGTAGTCTTATTTATCATAAATTCATTCCTGTAATGCTAGAATAGAACTCTTCTAGAGCTCCAGCTACTGTGTTAACGGACCCAGAGAGTCTTCTCCACTCACCGGCCATATTCTCCCATATCCCCCCGCGATGCGTAATGCCATCCAGACCAGCGTGGAAGGGCTTACCCATTAGAGAAAGTGGAGTAATCCGAAGTGGGCAGGCATAGTTGGGATCATCAATTCCTGCGAACATTTGGTAATAGGCAATAGGGCCTCCTACTGCCAAGGTTTTCATCATATTTAGGAATGATACCTTTGTAAGAGCGGCCCAGGATTCTTTATTAATTAGAACCTTGGCAGCTCCCTTCGAACCATTGGCGACCATTCCGCCTGTTACTCCAGCTGTTGCTGCAAAGTTTCCCTTGGCTATCATCCAGTCTATTTCTGCTTCAAGACTTGATCCGGGTTTGGCTCTCATAATATTTTTGAGGGCGGCATTAACTTCCATCCCATTAGCCTCTGTTAGCTTAGATATCTGAGGGATAGATGCGTCCTTGAGGGAACGCGCTTTGTTGATTTCGGTAATGATTTTATATTTTGCATTATCTATCTTTTTATCTGCCATAAACTTGAGAGTTCTACTACTAACCGCTTCTTTGGTGGCAACATCAAAAGTCTTGGCGATTGATTTATACTTACTGCCTACGAATTTATACAGTTGGTTGCCAAGCGTCTTTCCCTTTTTAAACGCTTGGGCCGCAGCTTTATTAACAGCTTGTTTTGATAGAATAGAGGCCCCTGCTTGACCTCCTTTTGCGAGAGCCCCTGCTTGACCTATTCCTGGGACAACTAGAAGTGCCAACATCGCGACATCAAAGACCTCTTTAATAAGAGAGGCTGGACCCATTCCTTGACTGAGGATATCCAAATAAGCGTGTGGTTCGATGATGCTGACAAATCCGTTTTCGGCTGACATGACATGCGTTACAGATTTAACCTCTATGGGGCCGTACATCTTAGTATAATCATCGTGGATATAGATGACATCATATGGCTTAATCTCTGGATTCCCTAGGAGAACTAGGCGTCCTCCGTACATGTTTCTGACGCCTTCAGCGAGTATAGAGGTGGCATAATTTCTCGCCTGCTTGACCGTCTTAGCATTTTCAACCGGGATAGTGAGTTCGCGAGTAACCCTATCGTCTAGGGTTTCCCCTGCCTGTATTTGGAACTCATTATTCAGTTTATCTCCGAAGATAAGTTGAGGAAGGAATGGAGTATAGTAGTCCATAAAGTCATGGCGCTTATACTTAACCTTGACCTGATTCCACATTCCTGTAAAGTTAGAACAAATCTTGTTATCAACGATATGCTCGTATCCGGAGGCAATATGGTAGTTTCTAAATCTCTTTTCAATGGGGCTATGACCGAATTCAGCTAGAACCTTCTGAAATTCCCCGCTGATATCAACGAGATTCTGTAATAAAATATTCCTAAAGACGGTGTGTGTCTTGAGGTCTGTCCTAAAGATGGGTCCAGAGAAAGAGATGCTACCATTATCTAGTTTCTTAATGGTGATTTCTCCTACCCGGTGATTAACATAAAAGTTAAACGGAATATGACCCTCGAAGCTAATCGAGTTTTTATTCTTTGTCTCGTCAGTAATCTGATTTAAATCCATCGGATTTCGACTAGATGTCGAGGTTGTTTTCTTGTCTCCTCCCGGAAGAAAGGTTCCCAATAGGAGTTGCCATATACTCGATAATTTGAACCAGCAGATAACAGCTAGAGGAGATTCAATTCCATACTTTTTGTATATCTTCTTCATTGGGCCGAGAAGACTTTTATCAAAGTCGGCCTGGTCCCCGATGAAAGGGATGTCCGTGGCTAGATTCTTTAGTTCTTCTTTAACTTTTTTCTCATCTAGAATTAGGTCATACCTAGATAGAACGCCTTGAAGATTATCAAATAGGGCGACGTCCTTTTGGTCTATCCCCGTTGTCTGAATTTTCGCCCGAGATAGAGTGGCGTATACAGTTTGAACGTCAGTATCTCTATAGAAATCAAGGAGAGGGATAGTTCTTCCGCTAAGAGATTTAAGAATTGAGCTACGAACAACTGGGTCGAGGTGATCTAGCATCTCTGATTTTAGTGGATCCGATGGCTGACTCTTAATAAGCTCTTTAGCTAAGCGTGCAATTTCTGCTTCGTATGGGTCGGTTTCTTTCTTGGCATAGATGGGGCCAGGACTTTCTTCTTTAGAATTAAGGCCGAAGTCGCGAGTGTCTGATTTTCTCTCGCTCTTTTGAGGTTCTTCTGTTCCTAGCTGGAACTGGATATTGCCAGTTGAACCATCTGAACCGATTGTGTTTAGGACATCAACAACTTTACAGTAGTCCATTAGCAGGCTCATGGTTCTGCCTTTGGCTCCCTCGGCGTGGTTCGCACGCCATTTAGCGAAGGCTTGATCAATCCGATCTTTGACCTTCATCCACTGGAGATAATTAAACTCGGGTTTTTTGGCCTCTGGAGTTGCATCGTTGGCCATTTCCTCTTGAAACTTTTCTCTAACACTTTTGTTTGAATTCGGAGCTTTCTTATTGAGGCTTCTCCAACCTCCTCCTAAATCTGGAATTAGGTCGAGAGACAACTTCATATATTGTCTTGTGACTCCCAGATCCTGGGTATATTTATACCAGTCATCTGGACGGCCAAAGAAGACCGTTTCTCTGTCATCATACGGGACAACCTGGCAGATATAGCCGGGGTGAGCAGCCGCGATATCTTGAAGAGCATCCCACTTGGTCATGTTGTCAGCGTTATATGACTGTAGTAATCTCCATGTCCCGGGCTCTAATTCCTGATCGATATAAATGTTATCGTCAAAGGCTGGACCATCTATAAAGTCGGTGACCGTAGATGGAAGAATAGAGGCCTGGACAAGTCTGCCCAGATGTTTGACCTTAGAGTCTAGAAGCATCCACCAAATGAATGCTTTAGGAGGGCAAATCCAGCCCAAGAAAGAACCAACGTTGGCCTCAGTAAATAATTCTGCGCCGTACGACTGGCAGATTATCTCGAATTTCTCGCCTCCGCCTACATCAGTAACAAAACCATTGAAGATAGTGGGCATGTCAGCGGGGTTCGCTTCATACCCCATCTTGATTTGAATCTGAGTTCCGGGCTGTAAGAAGAGAGATTTAATAGCCTTGTTAGTAAACGGGCTAGTTATTCTATCTTCACTGTTTCTTCTATCTGCAGCATGACTTTCTTTTGCAAACCTGGCCTGTAGATCCGTCAATGCTCCATCGTGGTTATTCAGGGATAGATGGACGACTGCTGACGGAGAAGCTTTTTCTTTATAGAACCGAATCGACTCGCATGACCTATAGTCGTAGAAGTTATCAAATAGAAACCATTCCGGTGAATTCTCTTCCCGGAAGTATATCTTGTAAGTCGGATATGCCCGCGTCATGGAGAAATATTTAGGATTATTTAAGATCCCATTACGAGCCTCAGATACGATATCCGGGATGGTTTTCTCGATGTCAACATTAAAGTCTTTGAATGAGGAGCGGAACATTCTATGTTCGTACTCTGCCTCTGCGATAACAAGGGGAGACGTTTCAGAGCCAAACGCACCCATTGACTTGACGAGGCTATTAGATAAGAAGAGATCATTGAGACTTCTGAAGGTGCCAAAGTTTACGGGAGAGCTAGACTTAAGGAGTCCTTGCTTTCTTAAGGCTCTCGCCTGTTTATTGGCGGCCTCTTTCAGCTTATCAATAGACTTTTCGGCATCTGTTTTATTAATAGTTTGCTTGTTTTGATCAGAGGAGTTAGTAGCAGTCTCTTCTTCTTTTCCGATAACATGAAATTCATTGGAAACATAATTGACTGTTCTTTCAATGGCCATACATATCGAACTGGCTCCGGTCAAGCGACTTAGCGAAGAGGCGTCTGCGCTAACATTCTCCTCAATCGTTTTTGTGTCTTTGTGCGTTGAGCTACCTATAAACGGGCTATATGATCTCATATAGAATGTGGGGTCTGTCATCAGAACCGGAGACTTTAGCGAACCGTTTGGGTTGCGTAGTAAGTTGCCGTCATTATCTTCAAGCTGATATGCGAATGGAATACCCAAATCTGTGTAACAGGAAATATATACAGATCCGTCTATGATATCCTGGGGAAGATAGTCCCCAGTAAATGAAGATCCCTTGTTTGTGATTCCGTATTGAAGAAGTGTTTCTCCACTATAATAATAGTCTCTATATTCCTCGCGGAGTTTGGCCGCCATATTCTTATCATATCTTTTAATCATGACGTGATTTACTTCTTTAGCTGCCAGAACTGGGTCAACAAAATCTCCACCCCATTTAAAGTATTTACGGGCTATAGCTCCAATTTGAGACCATACGGCTGACGAAATTGATGACTTCGATATTGCTACTCCATTTTGGATTACACTAAAGTCAACCCCAACTCCGAATGTATGAGATGAGTTTTCAAAGTCTACTGCGGGGGTTCCATCAGCCCGTAGTTCTTCAGTCTTATCCCGGGGCCTCCAGGCAGATATCATTTCGAGATCAATCCCCAACGAGGAATTTACTTCTTCCTTAAAACTATTGAATAGACTTAAGATGTCTGCTCGCAGAACGAAGTCGAGACCGAAACGAGAACGATATTCCGTAAAGACTTTTCCTCTCGCCGGGAGGACTTGTTCCCTAGAGGTTTTAATTCCCAGTAAGCCGAGCTCCCATCTTAGGAGATGAGGGCTACGAATCATCATTTCAAACCGGCGACAATCTCCATAGAGAATTGTTTGGACAGCGCCTGCCAGAAGAAAGGCTCTTCGGTTCTTATCTTTAGAGTCTTCAGTCCCTCTGTTTTGGGCATTCAGAGACTCATAATCAAAGTCTGGATTTTTCTTTGCTTGAAGCATCATGAATACAAGAAACTTGGCCCATAGAGGGTGCGAGGTGAGGGCAGACTGTCCTGTCATCATCTTCCATATTTGGTTGTAGGCCTTACGACGACTAAAGTTAACGGTATCGACTCTCTTCCCATAGCCAGAAGCAATATCCCCTGCGCTCATATTCCCCTGATTGGGACGGTTAGGGTCAACGACCATGGGGGCATTTGGATTATCTTTCCCAATATATTCTCCGAAAAGAGTATCAATGCGGAGATCTGGCATCCCGGCAGCCGTATCATAGAGTGTTTTAGCTGCGGCTATTGCGATGGTCCCATGCAACAGGGCAAGCTTCTCTAGTGTACTTGCTGCACTTATAGCTTTCTGAATCTCCCATTTCTCCCCTTCTTTTAGCCATCTAATAAAAGCATTTCTTACTAGACGAACCATGCTTGGAATTAGAATTGTTTCAGTGTACGATGGATTAATCTCGTCGAATGTAAACCGAACATCCTCATCTGTTTTCTGAGAACGATTATAGTCCCAGCGAGGGCCATAGAACTCAAGGATTCTAGTTAGTAGTTTCTTTTTGAAGGCCCTCTTATCTGTGAACCTAGAGTCGAGAGACTTGACAACCTCTGTTTGTTCGTGAAAGGTCCAGCTAACAATGAAAGTTCCTGGGTTTTCTGGGACACTCTGTATATCCATCGTTCCGTTAACGACAGTAAATATACCGTTTAGGTTGACGACATCGTTGCTTACATAGGTAAGGTTCGACCCAGCATGTCTCATTTTGCTACGGGCGTCGGTCTCGATTGACTTATCGACTGCCGCTAGCTGTTTTACAATGGCTTCGTTTGAAGTAACGATAGACAACATAATGTCGGATGATCCACCCCCGAGATATTGAGCGGTAGGAACCGGGGCAGATATTATTGGGAGGATAGAGGCGGGGTATTGTCTTCTGATAGTGATCCCATCGATGGTTGTAGTATTGTTGTCCGCGATACTGTACAGTTTTATATATCTGTTCCCGACGTTCATTACAGGAAGATCATATAGGTCATCAATATTCTTAAGGATGATATTATTTAAATCACTCGCCGAGATGGTGTTGGCTATCTCTATCCCGAGATGAGCACTTAAATCTTCTTTTAAATCCTTCTGGGAACCAACCCACCTGCCACTGCGTCGGCTCTTGTATGCTCCAATAGAAAGATCAAATGCTTCCATAATTGTAGTTACATGATATCCAATATGGAATGATTCTGTTGCATTGGCGGATCCCCAATCATTCCCGACCGGTTTAACGGCGTCGCCATTTCTTAAAACGCTCGAAGCTGGATCGTTTCGGCTTATGAAATCATCATTTTTAGTAGCGGGCTCAGAGGCCCTAGCTGCGTCAGTTCGAGTTCCATCATCCTCTAGCTCGCCCGCAAACATAAAGCCGGCATCGACTGACTTAATTAATCCATCCGTATACTGTCTCCACAGGTTACTGTGTTCGATAGAACTAACGGGGATATCATAGACGGGTTCGCCCTTGCCGTTTAGGCCTTGCCGATAGAACTGCCACTCTTCTACGAGTGGCTTAGAGTTATACACGGTAAAGGCAATGCGAAGAGTGACCGTATCAGGGAGAGAAGGTTCAGTATTAAGAGTGTAGCCGTTGACGAGAATCGGGATATCTTTGTGTTGGACGTCTACGATTCCTGTGTTGTGCTCTACAATCCCATAAACAGTTTCGTTCCACATCGTAATAAATGGGGTTCTACGTAACATTGCTAGGATTTTTGCTAGCTTGCCATTTATTTGGCCAACACCAGAGAAGACGAGGTCCATATCAAATTGCCACATTCCTCGGCCCGTTTTGAGATAGTTGGCCCCGCGTTGGCGCATCGTCATCATATGGTCACTAAACTTAGGATTGTTGTAGTGAATATTAATTGGCGGGACATGTAGCCATACATGACCAATCCTAGTTGCGCCCGGAAGGTCTTTAGCATCAAATGTAAAGTTGGTTTGTTCTTTGGACGAAGCCATTATGTACCTAGTCTGAGTTGACGGTGATATTCATCTCGGAATATCTTAGCATAATTTTGTTCACTTGAGTCATCACGGATGTTAATGCTGGCTTTGGCGGGACGCTTGTATTTGCTGGACAGGGCGTCAGCTAGATCTACGAACTTGCTATTATGTTCACGCTGTGCCTCTTTTATTTTAACACGAACATCGTATGATTTTTCGGGCATTAATCTGACAGATCGTTGGCTTCTAGCTGCTACAACTGGATCGGGCTCATTTGTCTTAACATACCTGCCACTATCGTCCTTTTGTTCCCCTGAACGCTGCGCATTGCTGACAACCGTTATATTGCCTGGTTTGCGCATAGACATTCCTACCCCAGCTAGAACTGCTCCTCCAATAGCCAAAGAGGTCCATCCTCTTCCCTGTCTAAGACCAGATACGTAACTTCCTACTGCCTCTCGAACAGCTCCTCCAATCTCTTGACCCGTAGATTTAGCAGCGTCTGCATAGGTTCGATTCTGTGCAGACTGTCTGGCTGCTGATTCAAATACTCCAGCCTTATGGAATGCTCCTTCTACACTGCCTTGGGGGAACGATGTTTCCCCGGGGAGAAATGCTTCGAAGAGTTGAGCAATAGAGGCAGGGCCTCCTACCGATGTTGTCTTCTGCATTGCCGCGGTTATGCTATTTTGACCAGCCGTAAGGGATTCTAGAATATCTCTGGCAATAACGCTCTTTCTAGCGTTGGGGCCAAACATTTTCATATGGTCCGGGGTTAGAAGATCCATAAGCTTCATGGCCTTCTTTGTTGGATCGGACCCATATAGTATCTCGGACATATTTACAAACTGAGCGGAACCTTGAAGATTTCTTTTGGCATTAATCTGTTCTTCGGCTAAGCCAAAAAGAACATTGCTTAGATTGGTGGAATATTCCTGAGTAAACTTGCCCCTCAATATATTCGAGGGATCAGTTCCCTTCATCATAGCGCCGGCAAATACCTTGAAAGCGGCGTTATGGGTTACACCAGTATTCCGGCCCTTGAGAATATTCGTCATTGCTACTTCAAAAGGAGTTTTGCTCTCAACTGCAGCTAAGTTAATTGGAGTGTCAGTTCGTATTAGCTTTTGAATAGCGGCATCTTCTGCTTCCTTAAATGCCGACTGCTTACGGTACCATGTTTCTTTTAACTCCTGCTGTACGTCCGCTCTCCCCATAAATTCAGACACAGTATTTCTTGGGTCAGCATCGAGATCTCCATGGATTATAGATCCAGATCCCTGAGATAGAAGTTCATCGATCTTCTTCCCATAGTGACCCGCTGCAGTTATTTCGGGATTCATCAGCCACATACGAGACGAAGTCCATCCTGCTGGGGCTCCTGGTGGACGCATCTGAGTGCTATAAAAGCCGCCAGATTGCTCTAGTGTCTTTTTTACAAAGCCAAGGTTTCTTTTACCAGTTGCCTGATGCATTATCTGCTTGGCTTTTTTAAGTGAAACGACATGGAAGCCGCCCAAATCACCTTTGAAAGTCGGATCTACGGCTGAGATTTGTCTGCGGATAATAGCTTCCTGTTCGGCATTCAAGAAGCCCATCGTAGTACGAGTTCCCTTAAGACGGGTCTTAAGGACCATGTTTTCCATAAGCTTGTTTTTGCCAGATAAACCCGCAAACTCATTAAGATATCTCTGGCCCGCTAACTGGATTGCAGTTCTATCTCCAGATGCGGTAGCTTTAATAACACCAAGTTTGGCCTTATTTACTTCACTGGCCCATGTTTTCCCTCCCGGTGTGGCATACATCGCGGATAGGTCTTGGCTAAGAAGCGGAAGCTGGGAATAGCTTCTGGTGACTCCTTCTCCAAGTGTAAAGTCAAAAGTAGATCCAAGAGGAAGCATCCATGTTTTATTACGGCCACCTTGAACTCCACTTGAAAGTCCCATTTTAGTAAGAGCGGTAGATAGTTGTTTGTCAAGCTCCGGATCGAAGAGGATATTGCCTGAGTGACCCTGAAAGGCCCCACCACTTATGGTTATATTTTTAGCAATGGCTGCCTGGAGATCCGAAGTTAAAGTTTCTGCTCCAGGAACCGGAGTTTTGCTTTGAAGATATTTGAGGATATTTCTAAACTCTTGACCCTCGGATGTAGACGCAATTTTCTCGGCTATGAGGCGTTCTTGAACTGTCATGCCGGCTTGCTTGAGTCCCATTAAATCTTGAACTCCAGCCTTAATGAATGGACCTTCTTTATTTAGATTTGTTTGATCGAGGGCCTGGACATATACCGGGTGAGCTACCCCCTTAAGATTAACTCCCTCTAGAAGAGCAGTAACAGTCGCCCCATACTGGGACGGAAGAAGACCGGCGGCCCTGCGAACATGGCCAGCTTTGATTCCGAAGTTATCTGGGAATAGAAGTGTTCCATTAAGAGCTCTGACCATGGAGTCGGAACCCATTGCTCTATTCTCTCGGTTAAGAGCATTGGCAAGTCTTTGGGCATTTACTAGACGTTTCTTGGGAGAGACAAATTGCGGATCTGTTAAATAGATTTCCGCGGCCTGATAGAGCGGAACCATCGTTCGAGCTTCAGAGCCTTTAGCCAGAGGAGCTAGAACAATATCGGTAGTAGCCGCTGTTCCCTTAAATGCCGAAGGAGAGTGAGCCGCCAATCCTTTTCTTAATTCAATAGATAGTTTCGCACCAACACCTAGTGCTTCTCTTTCCCCATAGTTGAGTCGAAGGTTTTTCCCCTCCTTGACTAAGGACAGGGCAATATTATCTGTTCCTGGCGCAGTCTTTCCAAGATGCCGGAGAGCTTCGCGAGGAGTATATCCCTCGGCAATAAGAGCTTTAAAGTCTGCATCTTTTTCTAGACTTGCAGAACGGATAGCATTGATAACATCGTTGTCTATGGATGCGCCATGGATAAGTTTGTCGAGAAATCCCTTAGAAACATCAGAAGGATTAAAGGCAATTGTTTTAGGTCTATATGAGTAATAACCAGATAAGGCATTGGGCCTAATCGCGAATGCGTCTCCGGCTAGGGCGGCAACTTGAGTTAAATCTCCGCCGGCTCCAGGAGTTGCGTACTCCGCCATTCTCACTAGACTAGTATTATATGCTCCTGCTCTAAAGTTGGAACCCGGGATACTAGATGTATACCCGGGACGGGCCCCCGTGAGCATCTCATCAACGATTCCTTCGGCGACTTCTATTCCTCTCGGAGTCCACGATGCACTAGAAGTAGTCCCGATTCCAGGGCCACTTTCCTGACCGATTGGCAGGAAGTCTAGGATGGTGGCATATTTTCGGACTTCTTCCTGGGTTCCTAGTCCCGGGTAGATTCCCATAAGATTTTTGCCACTATAAATATACTGGCCAGCTTTACTTCCTACTCCACTAGTTCCGCCACCACGAGAAATAATCTCATTGGCCCATTCCTCGTGTTGCTCCATAGATGGGAATGGAACATTGGCCATCTTCTGGGCCCAGCTTATGTCCTCGACGCTAGACGAGAAAGCATATCTTCCTGCCCTACCTGTCAGCGAGCTAATAGATGGCATCTTGAGGGTGAGGTCTTTTGCCTCTCTTAGGAAGCCTTTTAGGCTAGAACCCCTCTTAGAAGGGTCGGTTATGCCCGCTATCTGCCCCAAACGCCTATTAATATACTGAGGAAGGCTATATAGGCCTCCCTCATAGTAAAACTGCCTAGAAGTCCTTCTAAGGCCATTGTATATAACCGTATTATTGGGCCCCTCTATGGGGAGTCCACTATACGGATTAACCGCAAGGCCCGGATGTTCCTTGTTTAGATAGTCAATGACCGAGCGGTCGTATGGAGAATATTTAGGAGACATAAGCGTTGGCTAACATGCCCTTTAAGTTGGCCCGGATATAATTGCGGGCTTCAGTATCTGTCGAGTATTTAATGTCGAAATCAAGTTCTATTCCTGGGGTTCCAGCGGCTTCGTCAATATATAGCTCATAGTTATTGTATCCTTGCGCACCAATAATATCACTTATTTCCTGCTTGATAAGCTGAGGATTGCCCTTGGTGCTAAATGGGTCAATTAGGGGCACATATGGTTTCCGCTTTAAGGCTTCTCCCTGTGTCTGCCACATATTGAAATCGTGCTGATCAAATCCTTCTTGGGTAACGGTTTTATACTGAACATCTGAAAGGTTGACCGCAGGGTGCCAGCCTATCCACGATTCTCCCGGAAGATAATGATCCTGAAAATACTTCTCTAAGTTAGGGTTGGGGTCTACATCTTCTCCCCATTTGGCTTGTAGGAATCGTCTCATCCCCAGTGGGACCTTGGAAGCTATCTCATTTCGCTCTTCTGCTGGTGCCGTCATGAATGCATTAAAGAACTCACGCTGCTTTGTTGGAAGGGCTCTCATGATAGAGGCGAAGTCACCGTGAACATCGGCTCCGTACATCGTAGACTTATACTTTTCTCTAAAGCGAAGGGCGGCTCTAGCGAAACGAGTCGAGCTCTCGATGGCAGATTCAGCGGCATCCTCGGTCCACTTTTGCCGACTTAGAACTTGAAGAGCAGCAGAGAGTCCCCTCTTTTCTTCTCTAATCTTTTTACGGTTTTCAGGATCTTCTTCCTGAAGTTGAGCCAGGCTCTGTTCACCATACTTTTGAGTTATGGCTTCTTTAACTTCTTTGCGAGCGCGACGAGATGCCTCAAGAGTTTGAATAACCTTGGCCGGGTCAATCCCTTCTTTTTCAATAGCAAGATCCCTGGAATAAGTGTAGAGCCTGCGATATTTTAGATACTCGAGCATGTCATAGTACTGGTCGATATCCCATTGCCGTTTGCGATATTCGGGTATGGCCGCTCCCCAGTTACCTGCACCAGCCATGGCTCCACCAACTAAGCCCGCCGCTCCGAGAACTGTCTTGGCTACCTTTGAAGAGCCGAAGAGAGTAGCAACGAATCCTCCAACAAGACCAGCTCCGACCGGGCCCATTCCTGCTATTTTGTGACCAATTGGCATAATAAAGTCACGGTATGGATGAGACCAGTCGGCTGAATCACGGCCATATAGTTGTGTTCTTTCCCACGACTCTAATGCACTCCGGTTTTGTAAAAACTTAGTATGTAGAGGAGTGTCAGCGTGGGAGAAGGTTTCCCATAAAGAACCAACAGCTCTTTCGAGCGGGTCATATTTAACCTTGTGATTTAGCGGAGAGTATACTTCTCCTGGCCCGGTTCTTTTGAACTCTCCCATCTTTTTCTTAATTAGGCTCTGATTAAGATCTCCGATAACGACAGGAACAGTGGGCAAGACAGTTGATGTCTTGGTGCGATATCTTGGGTCATCAAGAACCTGGATGCTGAGGCTCTTACCCCTTTCTAGATAGCTTTCTAGATATGACTCTCCCTTCCCTGTTATTCCTTTAACTCCAGCGAGGTCATATATCGTCCCCTTATCGCCCTCAACGGTAAAGCGACCCGCACCGAGATACTTTTCTACTGTAATTCTTTCTGAAGCTGTGTCCCCCGTAGTGAATGTTCGAGGCTTGAAGGAGTAACGCTTCTTCATTTGCGTTACTTCTTTCTTTAGATATTTCCTCTCTGCATCTGCTTCCGGAGTAAGCATTCCGGCCTTGGACATAGCCATGATATACTGTTGGCTAAATCTATATTGGCGACTATATGGGGCTACTCCACCGAGAATACGATATGTATCCATCATTGAGTAGTCTTCGTATTTACCTGCAGTAGCTCCAAGGTTTGCCATTCCTAGTTGTCTGGCAGCCTCAGTGATTCCCTCTCCTGGCTTATAGAATTTTTCATAACCTGAACCAGGAAGACGGATTTCTCCTAGTTCAACCTTGGAATACGGGTCTCCTTGGTGGAAATTGGTAAAGTAATCGCTCCCAGGCATCCACGCAGGCATTGTATTGGGGATGGGATTAACCAGTTCTATTTGACGTCTACGGTGAGGAATGAAACGCCGGAATAGTTCTGTCGTTCCAAATGGATCTCCAATATTAAGATCCCAGTAAGCTCTTTCTGCTCCCGCGATACGGTTTGCTGATTCTAGTTGGGGCTGTGTGAAAAAGTCTTGGTTGCCAGAAAGGCGAGAGTTCGCAGAGTTGACCATGAATCCATAGATACCGAGATATTCGGTTCCCCTATAGATTTGTTCACCGACCCTTCCTTTAATCGAGTCAGGAGCAATGGCGGCATCAGGAGGTAGCCCGCCAAGCCCAGCCGCGACACCATACGGTAACTGCTGCTCTGTTTCACCGGGGATATACTCTCCATTATATTTCTGAGGAAAGACAAAATCGTTATAGCCTCCGCCGGATCCAACTCCGGTTCCGCCTGGACCAGGTCCAATTCCTCCACCTGGAGTGATACCTCCAGGTCCGGGACCACCAACTCCATAGTATCCTGGTCGGCCGCCAGATCCATAAAGATATTCCGAGTGCATCATCATTGGTGGAGCTAGAAGTCCCCCAATCATTGGCCCCAAGAAGGGGAGGTCCTGTGCTCCAGATGTAACTATGGGGTAGGGTCTATCTTCATAGTGCTTGATTGCATAGTGGTAAGGGTCAGCATAATTAGACCAGTATTCAAACTCTGATCCATATTGGACATCGGTAAACTCTGCGTGAGCCTTGTGTTTTTTATACCAATTAGGAGCGAAGTATTTGGGCTTCGTTCCTTCAAAGGGTGTTCCTCCAAACATCCACCAACGACCTGACCGAACCGGGACTCTCTTGTGTCCAAAGTATTCATCATAGTAGTCGCTTCCCTCCATTGTGAGGGCTCGAGTTGATGCTCCTCCTAGGAAAGCAGAAGCGGCTAATCCCGAGAAGAACCCAGTCTTTCCTCCATACGCTCCCGCAACAAGAGGAATCCCCATTCCGCGAATTAGAGACATACCAGAAGACGACGTAATTCCCGGCATTAGTTCTTCCAGGTATTTGGCCATATCCGTAATGCCGAGGGTATCTCTTAAATAAGCACTCCCCATATTAAATCCGGTGGCAGTATCAGCTAGGAGGTCACTGGGACCATATCCAAAAACTCCTCTAGTTAAATCATTCCCCGCAGAGACCAACTGATAGGAGGCATATAGGGGGAGGAATCTTTTGAAGAACATCTTCCAGACAACATCTGCAGCAGAATGTGTGGTTGCTGGATTAAAGTTGCCAAGACCAATGTCTTCCATAAGACGGGTCGGACGATTGAATAACCAAAAGGCAGTAGAGCCTGGCATGTCATGCTGCGGGACAAAAGCAAATGCTGTTTTAGACTGGAACTGTTCACCGCTTTTCTTTTTAAAGTTCTTAGATACAGCAGTAAAGACATCTTTGCCAGATGTAGAAGGCTTAAGTTCTTCGAACTCAGCCGTTCCGAGAGTTGCCTTATACATTGATTTAATGGCAGATAGAAGACCTCCCTTACCCTTGCGGTTGATGATCGGATGGGCGGCTTTTTCCCACCGAGAGGGATTTTCTGCAAAACCTGTTTTATGGAGAAACGGAATATCCATTTCGAGGGCGTTTAGTGTCTTCTGCCACCATTTATCATTCGGGGCATTGAACTTATATCCTCCCGTGTATTGGCGTTTGCGCGCTGTCTCTCCAAATACAGTTTCGTGATATATCGGATTAGTTCCCTTTATTCTCTTGCCCCTTATGTCTTTGGGGAATTCATAGCTCCCGGCCTCGATAAGGGAACCCTTGCCAATCTGTTTCCCGCTTGCAATATCAAATAACTTGCCTCCAACAAATGCCGCTCCTTCTTTCCCAGCAGTTACTCCTGGGCCGATAGGTGCTCCGGCATTGAACTTGTGGAACTGAGTTCCTTGTTCTAGGGCTCCAATCCATTCGTCGGGCCTGAATAGTTTTATTGGGTTGTAATTAAAAATGGGGAGGTGAAAGTTATTCGTGAAACCGAGTATAGTATTAGATACCAGTTTCTTGGGTGTATAGGCATTAAGATTTAGAATTCTGTTGGATACAGTGTCGAACATTACTCCCTTACCGAGACCCACGGAGGAGAAGTCTACACCTGCATTCCTAACTGCGGTTAGGCTGTCGATTGGACGACCGAGTCTAATCGCATCGGCGATAGTAGCTGAGCGGAGCCCATTCACCACTTCGAGATTAGTAATCCCATGTTTCTTGAATAGAGTATTAACGGCCTGTTCGGTTGCCGTTCCCTTTAGGTCTACGTTACTAATCTCTTTTTGGATCCGGGAGATCATCCCTAAGTGACTTTGAACGGGATACTTGGCGGGCGCATTACTAAAAACATTTTGGGCTTGGTTGAGAGTCTTCTCAAACCTTGAGGCAAATCCTCCTATATTATTTAGTTGGGTTTCTTCTACCGTCTTGGTGAAAGAAGAATACCATGGCCTAAATTGTGAGTCCATTCTAGCGACAGAGCGAGCCAGATATGGAGCGAGAGCTTTCCCCCCATAGTAGAGGGAACCCAAACCCGCCGCTGATTCTAGGAGACGAGAACTGAGAGATTTCTCTTCCCCAGATACAGCTTGTCTTTTTGTTTCGAGAGAACTATATATCCTGGCCGTTCCATAGGCGGCTCCACCCGCAAGTGCAGCCCCCATAACACTAAGGGTGGGGTTCTTGGAACGAGCGGCAGCATACCACGTGAGCCCAAGAATACCAGCTGTGGTTGTTGCCCCAATCCCGAGCTGTTTTAGCTGACGGGACTCTGCTTCTTCTGTACTAAGTTGTTCGCCTTCGCTGAATCGATTATTACGTAAGAATCCAGTAAGAGCACCTAGAGAAGTAGCAGCTAAACCTTGTGTAAGGAAGCTCTGTGGAATAGGCATCTATTATCGGCCTGGTGTCCTCTGTTTATACTTTTGCATTAGACTAGTGGCTCTTTCTTTGGCTTCATCAGCTAGTCGGCTCTCATCTTCGGGAGTTATTTCGTGGCGTCTTGACACAACGTTTCCATGAGCTTCAGGAATTGGTTGCTTTTCTTCGCCCGTAACATCGAGTCTTTGTCCCATTATTATTTCCGCTACAGCTAATAGACGGGCCAGTTCTTTATAGTTCTTAGCCTCTAGCTGTTCAATTGTATATGTCGGAAAAGCTTTTGAGATAAAAGCGATAATTTGTTCACTTAAAGTCTCTGCCAGAGCCCTTCTTATAGTTAATTCTTCGGCGAAATTCTTGATGTCGTAGAACCCAGATTTAAGAGCTATCTCAGAAACAATGGCGGTTACTTCTCCCGCATATAGATTATCAAGAGCTTCTTTGTCAGGATGGACGACGATGAAGTCTAAAATATAGTCTTCTGCAGCCGGAGTTACATATTCCCCCTCGCAAAGAGATGTAAAGGAATCGTATTCTGCTTTTGTCATTAACTTAAAATAAATATCTACATCAGACTCATTGACATGAATCTTATAGATTGAGCCGTGGCGTTTCTTTAATTCTATTTCTAGGGGAGTGGTCATAGGATATCCAATAAAAAGAAGGGGCCAAGCCCAGATGAGCTCAGCCCCTGATTTGCTTACGAAAGTCTATTAGACTTCAGTAACTTCAACGGCCTTGCTGAAACCCGAGATTTCGAGAATCTGAGCGGCCAGCATTGGGACATAGCCGGTTGGCGATGTAGACGGGAAGTCGGTTGGCAGTTTAGGCCAAACAACCGCAGTCTCTACAATCTTTTCTTCAGCCATGTCATTGCGGAAACGTGGTTCAGTATTCTCGACTAGCTCTGCAATTCTACGATGTTCCTGGCGTCTAAGCCGACGAACGTAAAAAACATCTGATGCTGGATCGTTCGGATCGAAGTTAACACGGTAAACTTTCCCGTATGTCGCCTTAAGCTGAGCGATATCTGGATCTGATGTTGCTGCTTGTGTTGCTGCTTGCACTGGCTTTTGTTCTTCTTGCATTTCTATTTCCTCCTATTATTTACAGCGGTGGTAACGGCGGTAAATCATTGCTATTATCAGGTTTTAGTATAAACCGTGAAGGCACTCTTGTCAATGGAGAATCTAAGCCACGAGCGATAAAGCTATATACTTCCTGAATTGGTTCCCCAGTTGTAGCAGTCTGGAGAGCGTGCCCTGTTATGTGGACACTATTCAATATTTTGGCCGTATGGCTACTTATCCCTTCATCTTCTACGGGTCTTTCCTTGGCATAGTTTCCGAATGTTATTAAGACGTCAAATGGAGGTAGGTTATCTGGGGGAATAGTCGAATACTGCTCTTCCGGAGCATCACCTGCTCCCCAGAAGTATTGTTCGAGAAGATTTGCCTTGACACTGAAGTCTAACTCGTTTAACGAGTTATCGGTATCACCTGGGATATTAGTAAGCGGGCCATTAGGCCCTAGTGTTTTAAGAGAATTTCTCTTGTTATAGATATCGTCTAGAAAGCGCGCAAACTCATCGTGATCAATAGATCCAGGGACTCCGGGCCCCCCATCTTTAGACATAACTTGACTATGTCTCAGGTATTCCGCGATAGCCATATTAAGATAGTTTGTATGAGTATAATTCATGGAAAAGGCACCGTTTATGAGCTGAGCACCTTTAGCAACCATGTCAAACTTCTGAGACTTATATCCATAGAATGGGCGCTTAGTCTGCGTCATCTCGTATTGAATCATGGAGATATCAGATAACCATATATCACCCAGGAAGATCGCGACCTGGCTTCCACAGAAATAGTCAGTAGAGTATCGTTCTATAAGGTTGTTATTAAGAGATCGATCTTCGAGAGCAGAGTTTCTATGAGGAGCCTCGGGACCGTTACGAAGAAACAAAGTGTTTCTTTTAAAGAGATCATCTAGATAGTTGTCGATTCCCATTAGATATGCCCCGCAACTATCCGACCTGATCCAGAATCAAATTTGAATGCAGTATCGAGAACCAAAAGACCCGAATCTCGGATTGGCCCGCCCCCAAGACTCGGATACATCACATCTATATCCTCCGCCACAAAGCTATGAACCGATTCTGTAAAGATATCGTTAATAGACATGGTTTGACTTTCGTCAACCAGCCTAATTCCATAGACGTTTAGCTGAGCCTGATGTCCGTATTCATTAATAAATACACAACTAACATCAAATGGAGTCATCTGGTCGCCCAGAAGAGAGTAACCCCGCTCTCCTAAGCTCATATCTAGCTTGGCCTTATGCTGAGCAACCTGCCACAAAGCATATCTATCAAATATCGTGAAGATCATCGTGCCGGCAATAGTTCTAGGCCCCGCGGTGAATCCTCTGGGATAAGTGAATCCCAAGGCTCTTACGGGGAATCTTTCTCTGTGGATTGAATAGGTAAGGGTAGATAGATTTCCAAAAGTAGTAGGAGCCTGTCCATCAGTATGAATAACAGCTCGCATATCACATCCCGAGAACGAGTTATTACGACGAGCATACTTCCACGAGGAGGGTTGTGGAAATAGATCGCTCTGAGCATTTCTAATGCTGTTTGCTAAATCATCAAACCATTTGGCCATGAGTTATTCCAGGAAGAAGGATGGGTTGGCGGGGCGATCCCTTTTGAGACCACCCCGTTACCCGATACAGCAGAGCAATACGGTGGGACTATATAGCTTAGTAACCTGTCTCGACTAGAGTCGGAATGTCTGCGAGGTTCACAGATCCATTCAGGTCTAGAATATCGATACCGGTTCTTCCGCCTTCATACGGTCTCCAGCCAGTATATTCACGCGCAACGTAGGTAAAGGCCATTTCGTTGACAATATCATCAACTGAAATACCGGAACCTTCGTTGAGTATTTCTACTCCGAGAATGGACATTGTAGTGACCTGTCCAACCTCGTTCGCGCCAGTGATTGTTACATCAAACGGAGGAATCTGGTCCGCATATGTCGGGGTTGCCAGGAACGCAATCGAGTTTGAGTCAATTTGGTCGATAGGCACTGGTGCCTGACCAAATACGCGCCGACGGACAAGATTTTCATCCGTGCGTGCAACGTACACTGACTTGTTCATGATGCGGTGTAAAGCATGTCTGTCGAAGAGAATAAATACCATCGACCCTGCAATACCCCGCTTGCCGCGAGAGAAGGAGGCTGGGTTAGCACTGCCCAGCACATAAATCGGAGCCTTCTCCCTCGTGATAGAATACGAGACGCCCTGGATTTCTCCAATACGCTCATTATCAATGTGAACAACCATGTCCACACCGGAGAACGAGGTATACGTCTTCGTATACTGGGAGGTCTGTAGATCCGCCATGTGTCTTTACTCCTTCTTTATAGTGAAGACTTTAGGTTAACGGTGAATTTAATCTTACGCGTCTCGAATGCCGGGACAAGCGTGAGATTAATTCTCATCGTGCCTAAGGTCTTATCTAGATCGCTGGCTGTGATTTCGAACTTGAAGCTCGTAAGAGCCGTGCCAACCATCTTGCGGTATGCTTTTTCGAGGGCTGTGTTCAACGCTGCCCGCATTGCATCGCTATTGGGCTCACCGATGAAGGGAGTTGCGATATCGCGAGTTACTTTCGCAACAGCCTTGACAATACGATGGGTCGAAAGACGAGCATAGCTGGACGACGGAAGAGCCGCCGTTGGTGCATCCGTTACTGTGACTGCATTGTTGACGATTTTGAAGGTGACGTACTTGACATTGGAACCCTCAGATGCGTCCCCTAGTGGTGTCCCGCCATCGAGAAGGTCTAGCTGGCGGAGGGACTTCTTATAGCGAAGACCAAGAACACCAGAGATTCCCTTGTTTGTCGGGGCACTATGCGGAGGAAGCGAAGAGGTAAGAGCCGCATAAGCTGCCGCGCCACCTGTGTTAAGGGCAACCGCGAGGGCAGCATTCAGAGTCCCACCACTGAGTTCGTCGCCGGAAGTGTATCTACCAATTCCGATGTTAGCATAAGCTCCATTGGAATAGATGGGCTCTTCAGAAGCGATGCTGAGATATTTACCGATGTCAACTGCGTATCCATCACGATCTTCTAGAATTTCAGATTCAGCAATTGGAGGGAGCCCATACTCTTCTGAGCCAACGGCGAAGTTCGACTCGAAGAAGCCTGGAAGGACGCTATATCCGACAGTTCCGGAAGTGGCACCGACCATGTATGGTTCGCCAAGAAGACCCGTTCCATCCGTAACAACATAGTACGTATTCGTGATGGGATCGAGAGCTTTGACGGGCTCAGTTCCAACATATGCTGAAACACCCTGTAGGGTTCCAGACGCAGCCGGGGCGACGTTAATGACGCCATCGACTTCGTTATTTTGCGTAGACATCTCATAACAGGCATGACCTAACTGATAGGCGAAGTTAGTGGGACGTCCGGAGACATCCGTTCCGTCTTCTCCGACTTCAGTAAAGGCTAGTGCGTCTGATGGATAGAGAATGTCTACATTGGTGTAGTCTTTGAGAAGTGAATAGGCATAGTTAAGAGCTCGGTAGTAGTTGTCGGTATTAATAGTATATGTACCGCTAACGCCTGCGGTGAAAAGATCATAGCTGACCAATGAATCGGGATCAGTGAATGAAGCTTCTCCCCACTTGCCGAGGTTAAACCCTGCCACACGGTTAGCGCCACCGCCAATTAATTCATGCATTGCCTTGGAGATGGAGGAACCGTTAGAAGCGTAACCATATAGGTAATCGGCCTCACTTGGTTTCGTGAGACGAACGACCTGAAATGGATACTGCTGTAATCCGTTTGTTTCTGCTCTCGATGTGCCAGCAGCCGCGAAACCGATAGCGACGATAAGGTCGCCAGCTCCTTGGTTTTGCGAAACCGCCAGGCCGCCATCTACTAGCTCCGTCTCGAAGACGGGTAGATTCACAGACCGGGCCATTAAAATCCTCCCTGTGGTAACTAGTAGTTCTTAATGCTCTATTAGAGTGGTAGTACTTACTTCGTTTAGACCCGAGATTAGAGGGCCAGTATCGACATCTGCTGTTAGTAATCCGCTAGGAGGGATGCCCTCCACTACGGCGTCGAAGAAGACCTTTTGCTCTTCAGTCAGGTTGCGATCAACCTTCATCTCTAGATCAATTTCAGATATCAATCTCTGGGGAAGCAGATAGTGTTCTTCACTTTTGACAAGATACTGAAGGGAGCGAACCGATATATCATCTCTCCACTTTATTACATCTTTGTCTATTCCCCTCTCCCAGAATTGAATCTTCTGAAAGCCCTGCATCATAATGGAGCCCTTAAAGAACTCCATGTATTTCTTGAACCAATCGACTAGCCCATCAGCGCCGCGGCCGGTTGAGGACCAGCAGTCAAACTGAACTAGATTGTCCATTTCATGGGTCTCTACCCCATAGATAGTCCCCGGATGTTCGTTGACCCTTAGGTCTTCTTTATGCATCGGGGCTCTCATCTTCTCAGAGCCAAAAGGCCTACGATATCCGGCTGGTGCCTGAAATCGCATAGTAAATGTTATTACGTTACAAAAAGGATACAGGTAGTAATAGTCATCTAGAGTTTGAATATTCTCAAACTGAATCTTAGATGAATCCTTCATCTTAGTCATTGGGTATCCCATAACTAGGGGAACCCACGTTGCCCGGGCCTTCTTTAGAAACTTCTCCTGATAAATCTTCATTCCTCTTAGAACGAGGGTGGAGAAGTCGTCTATTGTGCCGTGTCTCCGCATCTTAGTGAGCGGAAGGTCAGGGTATGTGAGGGAAACTGGATCTGGGGTATAGGCCCCATTGTTAAGATCCGTAGTTCCAAAGTAGGAGGAACCCATTACCACTCCTCCCTTTCACAGATTGCCCTGACAAATTCGATACGGCCATTATCAGCCCTATGTATTATACGCTGGATAATCTTAAATTTCTCTAAATGGTTCGATTCTCCTAAGTTTGTTGGAACCGACCCATCGGTTTCTAGAGCTATTTCAATGATCTTATCTCTCTCATTTATCCAGTTCTGATTGTAATCAAAGAAGAAATTAACCCCATTTATAATGGCTGTACCAGGGTCTCCTTCTTGAAGACTTCCAACAATCGTTCCACTGTTGGACCCGACCAATGAACGCCACGCTGTGTAGGGGGCCTCAGTATACGTATACCCTTCCCCATGGCAGACCGAGCAGTTGGGGTCGGGTTTTCTATACTTTTGGCCTTGCTCTTCCAACACACAGGGGCACACTGTATCCATGTGCCTTACTAAGACTATATGACCTTGTGGTTTTTGTTTTCCATCACCATACAAGATCTTCATCATCTCTGCGCGGAGATCTATTCCATAGCCCCTGGCTGTACTTGTTTGCCAGGTCGTATCAGTTGTCCTCCCGCCCCACTCGATACCCATTTAGGTTTCCTTAGGCGTTAGGATTTGAGCCAGTATTACCGGTCTCAGTTGTTGTTCCAGCAATAAATCCTGCTCTTTTGGGTGGCTTAGTTTGGTCATTTAGACCCCACTGGACTTTGAGTCCCGGGATCCACTTAGCTCTACCAGTGATATAGTCTAGCCATTCTTGAACTTCACCCTTGATTCCTTTTTGCGGGTTACCCTCGAGCCTTTCCAGGATGGGGCCGACAGTTGATTTATAGATATCGCCCGATCCGGTTGAAATCTTAAGGTCATCAAGGGATTTAGAAGCGCCTGGACCTCCGCCCAGCATAATGCTATCAGTGTATCCAAGATATTTGGCACGGAGCAAATCATACCAAGTCTTCGCGAGGACGAATCTCTTGACATACTCGGGCGGGCCAGTTACTGGATCTACAGTAAAGGCAACACGTGATAACGTGATTTCCTGTCCTGTATATCTAGTCGATGTCCACGGCTGGATGACTGAGGGTCTTTCTGCAGAATACCATAATGCTAGAATTGAATTCGAGTGAATGATTCTGGCAATGGTATCATCTGGTACATCTGTAATCAGCGGGCCAACGGGAGTCAGCCTCACATGATTAACTCCAACATAATATGGATCCATCTCAGTTAAGAAGGAAAATTCGTATTCCGCTCCCATATACGTTCCATCAGTTGCTCTGACAGTCGTTGGAATGGTTACTGTAATTTCCCTATTAACATCAAATACACTAGGCGAATTAAACGTAAACATTGCCTGCCACAAAACTGAGGTCCATGTTCCGGAGGTGGTCAGATCTGTAACTGGCGCAAAGGGATCTTCTAATACATCTTTAGATAATATACTAGCCGGTTCACTGTCACAGGAGCTTATCGCTGATAGTGTGGCCAAGTCTACCGGTTTGTTGAAACATATAATTATGGTCGGTATTCCGCTAACATCAACATTAATTCCAGACGGATCTACATTGTAAGTATTATCCGCTGGGTTCGTCGATCTCACAGCGTAGGTCGTCCAATAGTCAACTCCGGCTGGATAGATAATTCCGGATGGAACTCCAGATGGTTCTGCTTCTTCAGGCGGAGTATAGAAACGACCGTCGTTAGTTATGAATGTAAATTGATAATTACTTGCCAAAAGATCAGGGTCGCCCCAGGCATCGGGAATCGAGCGGACACCTGCTGTGCCACCTAGGATTGTGCAGATATATTCGTGACGAGTTAAAAGAGGGTTAGTAGGGGTAAATGTTGCGGTATTAGTTGCCGCATCGAAGGAATATGTCCCGGATATAATATTATAGTCCTGGTCATACAGGACGAATGTGGAGGCATTAATAGTGGCGGGATCAATAGCGCGAGCAGCGCTAATCGTAAAGCTTATAGTGTTACCGATATAGACTTCGGTTTCGCTATTGGACGGGCTAGATGAGGTAATACTTGCCATTAACTATCCTCCGTCCCTGATGGTAGGCCATCCTTAATTAGCAGAGCCGGCAGATGGGTTTCCCCACCCACCGGCTTCTGCATTATTCTCTACATTCTGTTCGGTTACTGATTAGATGTTGCGATCAGGAGACTGAACAGTATCGACCTGGTGGACGTCGCTGAAGTTATACGTCTGAGCCAGAGCGATATTACGGGCAACTGCGATTGATTTGCCCTGAGACAGTGTTCCAAGACCGTAAATCTCACGAATCTTGAGAGAACGAATGTCCCTTAGAGGATCATTGAAATCCTCGGTTGAGATATCCTGTTTCTGAACTAGGACGCCCGTTTCTGCGTCGTCGAGAACGTAGATATCAGTGAGAGGTGTCTTGGCCTTGCTTGATGCGTCTGTAACCAGGGTTGCGCCCGGAGCAAGTCCATCAGACATCTTGGTAACAGTGGCACCCTTCGGGATGAAGCGGACATACGGAGAGACCATGACCCGTAGTGCAACCGGGAACAGTCCCTGCGGAAGTGCCGTCTGAGTTGTGGTGAGGTTCGGAGCAATGGTTCTCTGCTTGAGATTAGGATTACCATCCCAGCCAGTCTGACCAACGCTACCGGACATCTGACCACCCCAGAAGTGACCAGCCATCTTGGCGATTTCGCGAAGGAACGGATCCTTAGCGAACATTGCCCATGCGAGCGGGTGCATGATGATTGTGTTCGGGGTCCAGCTGCCGTTAAGCAGGTAGGCGATCATGTCGAACAAGTCATCAAGGTGAATGCCACCATTAAGAGTTCCGGTGCGATCCACGCCACGAGTTGCACCGATAACGGCCAAGGCGGGCTCGACGTTGTCGAACACCTTCTGGCCCATCGTTGCGAACAACGTTGCGCACTTGACTTCCTTGTGACGAGCAAGAGCGCGACCAGCAGCACGAAGATGCATGCCAATGACATCCCACTGGGAGTCATTGATCATTTCCTCTGTGATGCGAACCAAGAGACCAGACTTCGTGACATTGATAGCCACGATGTTCCCGCCTCCGAGGTCTAGCTGCTTCTCGGGATATGCCTGGCCCTCGCCGATATCCTCTGCAGTGATAGCGCCGACTGCCGGGAATTCGATAGAGCGACCAGTATTGATCCTGATCGTTTGAAATAGCTCGGAGATTACGAGCCGGGGCTCGATAGCCTCTTTAACGACCTGCGAGATCACCTTTGGGATGAACATCGTCATGTCAGTAGAGACAAGCAAGTCCTTGACCTTGAAGGTCAATGCGTCAGATACAACACCGTTATTCAAGAACATCATCTCAACGTTCTTGAAAAGCTTATCCTTGATGGCCTTAGCTTCGGCGGTTGCTGCATCGTTAATCGGTGTACTCATGTAGGCGTTTCCTCCTGTTAAGTTAGCCTTAGAACTTCAGCCGGATACGGGCGGCCTTAGTTGCGCCGACTGCAGCCAGATGCCCCGGCATACCACCAGTTTCAGAACCTGGGGTCTCCGAGTATGGATACGTCTGGACATACTGTAGCATGTCCTTCGGAAAGTCTGAGTCAATTAGGAGGACTTGTCCAACGGCCTGATTGATGTTGTCCACGCCCTGCGTCCACTTGATAAACTTTCCATTAGCGTCTGACATTACCCAGTCGCCGTTTACTAGGTCACCTGCACCTGCTTGTGCATAGGCCACTGCATTCATCTTGGCCTTTGCAGCTGCGATTGCTAGAGCAGCCGTAGCAGGAGAACCTAGGTCAGCATAGGTAAAGTAGGGGACCTCAACAACGCGCTCGCAGAGAATGCCAATAGCATCACTCTGGATCTTGTAGTTGAGATACCGACCCTTTGTATCCTGGTAAACGTCAAGAGGTAGCACGCCAACAGGAATGTTAGAGGTTACAGATGCGGTATCACCAGCAACGGCTAGAGTGCCATCGGCTTTACGAACGCCGGCATTCTGGTCATCGATAGTGTATACATACGCACCATTGGTGGTGTCTCCACCGTTTGCAGGAACTAGGTTACCAGTAGTATCGATGGCAACAATAGTACCCTTTGATAGAACTATCCAGTCCTTGAGCTCCATGTCCATGAACACGACAGGAAGGTCCGTAGCCGGCTTGTAAGCAACTGCCGGGCGATCAGGGTCACTGATCTCGAACGCTGGCCGTGTCCTCGAACTGAAGGCCCAATTACGAACTGGCAACTTCGAGGAATTACCGACTGTTTCAGCCATTATATAAAACCTCCGTGGTTTTCCTTACTATTCACTGCGCGGATAGTAGCGTCCGCCAAATAACATGGCACCGATTTCAACTGGGGTCATGCTATCTATTGTCCGACGAATCTGATCCAACTGGCTCTGAACTGGGGACTGCCCATGTTCATCCTTTATTGCAACTGGGGCTGGCTTGACCTGCTTTGAGATCTTGGTCTTCCGGAGATCCGTGATGGCATCTACGATAGACTCTAGTGACCTCTTTTGCATTTCATCGGCAACCACTTTACGCTCGTCATCTGATGCGTAAGTTTCCAGTCCAAGGGTCTGTTTCAGATCTAGGAGTTCTGCGATTTTCTCATCGCGAATCCCAGACTGTAGATCAGAAATCTTCTGGACTAAACTTCTATTCTCGTCAGTAAGCTCCTGATTCTTCTCAGCTAGCTCCTTGATACGAGGATCTTCACCTTTTGGCTCTTCAGCCTTAGGTTTATTAGAATCAGTAGCCATCGGAGCTTCGGGCTCTTTAGGAGCCTCTTCTTTCCCCGGAGCAGCTGGTTCTTCTACGGGCACTTCTTCTGCTGGTGCTTCAGCTGGTGCTTCAGCAGCCGCATCTGCCGGTGCTGGAACCTCAGGTGTTTCTGCAGGAACTTCCTTGGCGGGAGTTTCAACAGGCGCTTCAGTAGCAGGAGCTTCTACGGCTTCTGCTGGGGCAGCCGGCTGTTCCTCTGGCCTTGGAGCTTCTACTGGTGTATTATCTGCCACTAGGTTAGCCCCTTTCGCAGGGATTTTGGCCTTAGCATCATCTAGGTGTTCTATTACTTGAACTAGACGCTGTCCATAGACCTTATAGAGACTATCGACTGTTGTCGAATCATCTAGATTCACCATTTTCTTCAGGGCGTCGTTCAAAGCGTATAACTTGAACATACGCCTAGAAGTGTCAGCGACCTGCTTGTCAATGGTTGTATTCTCTTTGTAGTTATAGACTTCGAGAATACTGTCTTTCGCATCTCCCTCAATCTCTCGATTAAGGACTACAGCAAACGGGTCGGCTGGCTCATTGACAAATGAGAGTTCATCCCAGACGAACTTGCCACCAGTCCAGTAAGCCATCTGAGTGATTCCCGTATCTTCGTCAGTGTATTCGTGACCGAAGCGGTGCTCGCATCGTCCATCTGATAACCAGTTCTGATTACAGATGGAGCAAGTCATCGCATCGGTTTCACCGCTAACAGAAACGGTAAGATATCTTCCGTCGAGAACCTTTTGGACCGCTTCTGGGTCCGAGACGTTTACAAGGTTCTGCATATGACCAAGACCACGGAATGAAAAGTCTTGGCTTCGAATGGAGTTCTTAAAGTTAGGCGTTGTGATCGGAACTGTTGAACGCCATATGGATCCTAAATTTCTACCGAGAGGTTCGGTCTGAGTGTCATGATTCTTCAGAACGGGTTTTGGATAAGGTTCCGTCCACGACTTTGTAGACTGAGCCAATTCCTCTGGCTTGTAATAGCCAAAGTTTCCATTAACAATCCCACCATGGGTAACTGCGATTTCCGAGAGAAGACCAACTTTGCTCCCGGACTTTGCCGAGTCGAGAACCATATTAGCAACATGGTCTCTAACTTTAGGAGCGATACAGGCTAAGGAATCTTTGATGTCGAATGCTTCGAAGATTTTAGCTGACTTGGCCATTTTCTTCCTCTACTAGTGGTTCAAGAGTGCATTCACAATTTATATGGTGTGGAGGGACATCCTCCGGTTCAGCATGTTCGACATCGATACGAGTTCCGTCGAGTGCCTTACATGCATCGCATGCGCCTGAGTTCACTCTTATAATCGCAGTAGGGGATCCAGTTTGTTTTAGTGCATAAGCATGACCGTAGTTAAAGGCCTTGCTTACTCCCGTTACAACTGCAGAATCTAAGTAATATTTTCTTACATCAAATAGTGACGAAAGGGACTTGACTTTTTCAGTCATACTACTGGTAGATAGTCCCAATATATTCATAACATCATTTTGTAGGTTTGTCATGGTCTTACGGACGAATTTACCATATTGGGTCAAAACGTCTTTGGAGCGCGCATCCTCTATCGCCCTTCGAGCGGCAGAGATCTGTCCCGGGAACCCTTGACTAAATCCATCTACGAATGCTTGGTCTATATGCGGAGAGGAGGTGCTCATAACGAAGTCTTGCATGATTCCAATCGTTAGTTTCGCGTTATTTACGTGGCTTTCTTGCACCCCTAGACCTTCCTGCTCTGCTCTAGCCAATACATTCATAACGTCCCGGCGGGCATTGTCATACTGGGTATTGACGTTTGTGAGAAGTCTTTTTACTGATTCTGACCTTTTAAGGCGGGCAATATCGGTCTTGGCATCCGTGAGGATATCTCTTTTTCTACCCGGAGCGGATTTAGTTCCATGTTGGTTAGAAGGTCTCGAGGCGTTACTTGTAGCGCCGGATCCCTCTGCTGGTTTGACTTTTGCTGAAGCGCTGAGTTCGGCGAGCTCGAGATCATATTCGACAAGCTTGGCTGGTCCGAAGAGATTGAAGAATAGTTTCTGGGCATCGTCACTCTCAGTATCTAGAACCTCGTATCCCAGACCTAGACGATATTCGTCATAGGTAATTGCATTGTTAAGAAATAATTGAATAAGCTGATTCTCTTTCTTTATTTTACTATCAATATCAATTTCGGCGAAGATGAGATGGGCTTCGATTGCGTTAGCCTGATCATATGTTTCGTAGCCACCTTCTTGAAGCAATTCTTTAATAATCATTTCATCCCAGAATACAGATAGAACTTTCTGGTAGAATTTAGCTTTCTCGGTAAGGGAGTTATACATCGTCTCAGAGGATGCTCTGGATGCTCCTCCGGAGAGACCGTATGAGACTTCTCCGATACCTAGCCCCATAAGGACGCGATTCTGGAAGTGTTCAATATATTTTTCTGCCCCTATTGCTTCCCCTTGCGCTCCGAGAACTTCAATCTTGTGGTGCCAGGGAGTAACGAACCCGCCCTCTGTAGGCATGTTCTCAATATCTGAAGCTATTTTTTCAATCTCTTCTGGTTCTATCTCGTGATCTTTATTCCCAATGATGTATTGATAGAGTGGGAATAAGTGCTGGTGGATGAGAAGCTCAACATTCTCTTCTATTTTACGGAGAACCCTTATGTCATCTAGAACGGGCCAAATATAGGGTTCGCCAACATTGTTACGCTCATATTTAAAGCAATAGATGTGAACCATGTCCTCAACTCGGACATTCTTTGGCTTGGTATTCCCACCTCCACCTGTTCCACCTTGAACTGTGGGAGCCACAACATATCTCTTGACATTTCCCTTATCATCTCTTTCAGGCGCGACAGTGGTTGGGTCAAGTCGCTGGTATGTTGAGATGGGAGGGAGAGAGGCTTCGTTCTTGATGGGGTTACCACTTGAATTCTCTTCGTCACGGACCTTATATAGGAAGCAATTAGAATACTTGATTAAATCATCAAGAACTTCACGCACCAGGATATCATTAGGCTTACCTGCAACAATCGCAATTTCAGTGAACCGCTGTTTTAGATAGATGACAATTTCAGGATCTTTGCAAGCAATAGTCCAACCACTGTTGGTGCCCTTTTCGGCTATCTTGGCGAATGTCTGGAAGGCGATAGATTCATTATCTACGAATCGGTCGATGGTAGCGAGATCATAAGTCTGGGAAACCTGATTGCCACCGGTTCTTGCAGTTACCGTTTGAGGATTAATCGGAAATGTTTTACGAAGAACAACGACATTCTTCGGGTCAAATTTATCCTCAACGGACTTGGGAGGTAGATCGGGTGTTCCGAAGAGTCTCGAAAATATATTCGCCATTAGGACTGCCCCTTCGTTAGCTGGTTAATCCAAGCTGTAACTTTCTCAACATCTTCTTGAGGGATTTTCTTAAGACATTCATTAAAGTTGTCGCGGCCCGACAGATTTGTCATTCGCACTGATCCTGAAGCACCAGAGGAGACCGAAGTGCTCGAGTCCCCTGTTTCGGGTTCTGAGCCGGTTGCAACCCCTATTCTCCTGTAGAGAGCATCAAGTTCTGCATCTGTAGGAATTGCCGAGTTCTTACAAAGCTCGCCATTTTGGCGGGCTCGGACAATAAGATCAATGAGCTTTAGGAGTCTCTTGATTTCTTTGTTCTGCTCGAGTCCCTGGATGTAAATAACCTGATACTCTTGTTGTAGAGTCAGGCTATTATTGAGATCAATCGCAAGATCGAGAATCGAGTTCTCGATATCCCGTATATATTTTAACATATTATCGACAAAAGCATTCCAGGAGACACAGGAAGCCAGGTCTCTCAGGTCGCTACTCTGCGCAATCGATAGCTTCTTCCTGACCTCTTTGTTAATAACATCGAAAAGATTGGATAATATAGCCAATATCTGAGATAAGATTATCTTCTGGATGGTCTGCCATAGATTTCCGAGAGCTGAGTCTAGACTCTCAAACACCAGGGCCTGACGGTTCATCGATATTCTAAGGATGGCCTGGCAGATACGGAGAAACTTATCGTCGTTTGCGCTTAAGAATCTAAAGAGACAGCATAGGAGATTATCGGTAAATCCTCCACCCAAGAGTCTATTCATCCTATCAAGGGAGGATTTGTAATAATCTTTCTGAAGGGTTAAAATTTGAAGCATATCGCTTGGAATTTGGGTCGCTAGGTCGCCCGTGGTTTCTGCTGCGAGAACTGCCTCGTCAGCCTGATGCAAACCCTGTTTCTTATAATAATCGAAAATCCCAACCGATGCGTCATATTGTTTGTTCAATCCGTGATAGTGGGGGAATAGCTGGGCGGCTTCAGGCCAATAATCTTCTTCCGACTGGTATGCCGTTTCTTTTACGAATCCCGTCAAGACGAGAGAGTCGAATCTTTCTACATCCCGGCTTAACTTAGGGCCTTTCAGTATCTTTTTCCCGACCCAGTCTGTTGCGATATTAATAGCGGCACTAAAAGCAAGACTTTGAATTATGTTTTTAATTACCTTGCCAATGGCAAGAAATCCGCCCGAACCGTTGGACGGTGGGGCGATTGTCGCGAATCCAGTGCTAGTAGCAGCTGCTGATTCCTGGTCACTCTTTTGCAAAAGCTTGAGGGGATACTTTAGAACTCCGAAGACGGCAGAGACAATGAGTTTTAGAATCGCGAGGAACAACATCATTAGAAGTGTTGCTTTCCCCGGATTCTCATTAAATCCATCTTGGCGAGTCGGATAGGAGGGACTTGTTGAAGGAAGTCCATCGGAACCAAATGTTCCTAGGATTCCAAACTCGTCGTTCCCAAATGGATCACTAACAATGTCATTCCCTGCGGCGGCTATGCGCTCAGCATTCGTAGGGGCGTTTGTAACATCTATGGCAGGAGATTCCATGGCCAGAGCGACCATTCTTTTATAGAATCCCCAACATGATTCATCAGACTTCTTCTGACGGACATAGCGTTCTTGTATTACGGGAGGAAGATTTTGGCAAAGACGCATAGTCTCACCGTTAGTATCTAGGAGAGCTCCTACTGTATCGAATTGAGTTTTTAGGTCTTTGAATTCTTGCTCAAGAGTTTCAGTATCGGTGGTAATAGTTGGAGTCGGAATTGGCTTAAAGGGTTTCCCGGCCAGACCTCTGACCTTGCCTCCAACGACACGGCGAGGCTTAAAGGCAGGGATGGGTCCGCCTCCCAGTATCTTCTTTTCGTGTTCGTTATCTATTCCGCGCCGGGCCATTATATACTCCGCTTAGTTGGTCGGTTATGCTTTTGCGATTTATACTTGCCAGCTTTCCAAAGTCTATGCTGGCCAAACCACGAACGGGTATCTACTGGGATATCTCTTGGTGACACGATAGAGGGATTTTTCGCTGTCTTGTCTATCACCTTAACGGATCCATCTGGGTTCTCTTCTGGAAACTCAGACGGAGTCAGCTTTGGTTTCTCACCGAACTTCCCTGTTATCCTCATGTTCGTAGCGTATATTGGACGGCCTAAATCTGTAAACTCTAGCGTATAGGCAAGTATCGCTAGATTAAATGCATCTAGAACGTGATCATTTCCCTTGGCGTATACCGGACGGCCTTCAGTCGTCGTATGGTCTATGACATAGTCTCTAAATTGTTTCTCCAGTTCTTTATCACTCTTATTGAGAACAATTAGATTCTTCTCAAAGAACATTCTAGAGTTATTAACCATGAACGGTTTCATGTGCTTTTTGATCATCTGTTTTGTGTGAGGATCTCTTACTTCGCACATAGAGGCCATATCAACGGCTCGTAGCTTTTGAACCATCCGAGACTCTGAATGCTTGTGCCCATACCGCCTAAGGTCTTCGACCTGCTGATGTCCATATCCCGCATCCACATAAATGTGGCGGGGATTCCACATATAGTTCAGCTCAATAATTCTATTAACAGCTTTTGTCTGAGCGTATTCGATATCTCCTACGCTCTCTCTGGATACTACACGAAAACGACCTCGAATACCAGCATGAAAATCTTCCTCATTAACCATCCCAGTATCATATTCTACAACTACAATTTGAACTCCATTCTTTGCCGAATTCCAGTCAACACCTATTACATATATGCACCCAGCCTTGGGTATTTGAGCCTTATAGTCCCACTTACCTTGTTCTCCAAAGAATAATCTTGCGTTCTCTTTGGCTCTGTCTACCCAAACGTGAGGATATACACCCTGTAACTGTTCTCCAAAGTCTGCCTCAACTTCGTGGAGCCATTCTGCACTTTCCTTAGACCCATACAAGTCTAAGAACTGAGATTCCATGTCTGGGCCCCAAGTCGGACTTTCTTGTGACCTAAAGTGAAATTCTTTGAATCTTTCGCTACCGCACCATTTATAAAAGTGCTTATGGGCACCAGTTGGAGTCGAAGAGGCCCAGAGCATCTTATTATAATCTTCACTCTCATCGGTCTTGGTTAAGACCATCATGATGGTATTAATATCTTCAGTAGAGAGATAATCTGCTTCGTCTAGAACAACGACGTCAGCTGATTGACCCCGAATATTTGATGCGGCCATTCCCGACTTAGTTCCGGCAGTCATCCCCAGGACTTGAGAACCGTTACGGAGCTTAAGCGTATAGGGGTCCTTAACATAGTTTGCGACAGAGCTATCAAATTCTTTAGATACACCTCTCCATTTTTCAAATCTCTCAAAGATAAGTTTGATTTGGGATTCCTGCGGAGCGATAATCAGAACTTTCTTATCTTTGTGGGTAAAAGCATAGTGAAGAGAAAAGATTGCTAGGGTCTCCGACTTCCCGGCCTGGCGACCTATACGTGTTACTTTACGGAGAGAAGTGCACTTGGCCATCAGCTCTTGATAACTTCTAAGAGTAATGCCGAGTTGCTTCCTAGACCATCTAGCAATATCCAGAAGATCTCTAAGAGATTCTTTCTCCTCCTCAGTATATGCGGAAACAGGCATTCCCTCTAAAACGTCCTCTTTAATTCCAGAGCACTGTAGAAGAGATGCCTGCTCTCCGAAACGTCTTTTTCTAGATGCTATACAAGATTCACATGCTGGGTGCATTACAGATTCCGATTAGATTTTTCCCTGCATCTTCTTTTTCAAGAAGTCCATGATGGCTTCCGGAGACGGATTCGTGTCGATAGGCTTGCTGTCACTAATCTCGTCGTCGGCTCCTCTCTTCTCAATCGTGAAGTTGGTGGACTTTTCTGTCCCATCGTCCATTGTCTCTTTAACATTATAGGAGAGGGCGATAACTGGAATCGGATCAGAGCATATATTATCGTGCCACTCAACGGTGCTATACATCCGGAAATGGATATCGGTGATTTCACCCTTGGGCTTTTTACCATCAACAGAAACGACCGTACCCTTGACGCTCATATCGCTAGTGACGCTAATTTCTGACATTGAATTACTCCTTAACGGTGATATAGGAACGCTTCGGTTCCCATTGACTGACGACCATTAAATTCCGAATCGTGCATAGCCCTAATAGCCCGCTGCCTATCTGTCGCGGCGATTCCATTAAGAGCGACACTACCCGCATTCATATCGGGTCTCTCTAGCTCATATCCCAGTCGCTGTATCCCCTTAAATCCATGGTACGAAGCGCCATATAGCATCGGAGCCAAGAAGAGAAAGTTAGCTACTCCTAGAGCTCTTGAGGTAATTACCGAAGCCGACTTCTTCATCATCGAAGTTCGAGCTTGGCTCTTCCAGAGAGAACGAGGCATCTTTCTCCTCATATTTCTCTTTGGATATTGCTTATTATAGTATTGGTCGAAAACCTTATTTCTAGCTGGGCCTGAAGTCTTTCGTGCTCGGTTATAGAGCCCGGGATTATTTTGGAGAAATTTATCTTTCTTTAACCATGAGTCTAGGAATCCTGTTCCAACCCAGGCTCCCATCATGGCAAGAGGTCCAGCCATTCCTGGAGTTTCCTCCGCCTCACCCTGGTTATCGTTATAATAGGTAGCTTGCATGGTTATCTTTTCTTATGCATTCCAAGGACTACGTCGCCAGTCGCATTCATGGAATCCATGAGAGCGCTAACTCCTGCAGTTCCAGCGGATCCACCCATGACATCTGTTACGTTCGGAGAACCAATAGTTCCCATTCCCGGGGCTCTTTCGTTGTCAAAAGCCGCCATTCCTAAGCCCAGAGGGGCTGCGGCTGCTAAGGCCATTCCGGGGTTTCTATAAATCCATCCTCCAGCCTTTATCGCTCCATGGGCTGCTCCACCCGCAGCTGTTCGTAGGGCTCCAAGTCCGCCCCGAAACGCCGCTCCACCATATGCTCCGGCAAACCCTCGTCCTGCCCAACCGACTTTGGCTGCTCCCATTCCCATACCAGCAACTGCTTTGGTCGCTCCCCAGGCCCCCTT